CGATTGGCTACCACCGCCAACGGCATCCCCGTTCGGTTTGGCAGCATTTCCAGTTGAACAGCCCCAGCACCCGACCGTTCGGCAGGCGTGTAACTCGGGTTGTCCTCTGCACCCAACACGACAAGACTGATATGGTCTGGGGACACATACTCCAAAATCGTGTATTTCGTGTCCGCGTCAATCTTGCCCCACCGCAACTTTTCTGCAACCAGATCACCATAGGTGCGCAGCAGGTAGGAGGCGGTCACACGGTACGAGAAAATACAGTCATCCGGCAACGGATTATCAGGATCCTCAACAGGTGCCGCATAGGTGTCAAGCGGGTTACGCACCTCCCACTTGGGAACACCAGTACGGAAATCAGGCTTCAACACGACAGCAGACATCGAATAGCCGAGCAGGTGACGTGCCCGGCGACGCAACTTCATCTGCATCCGGTTCTCATCCCACATGGCCAGCATCGCCCGACGGCGCAACTTGGCTGAACCCTTACTCCGATCCGACCCTTCCTTCATCGGCGGGAAATATGGGGTTGGCATTGTCGAAGCAACACGCATCGACATCTGATCCAAACCCTGCACCAGCAGGTTGGCAACCGAAGCCTTCGCACTCCGATCCAACTCGTTCAACGGGACGATCACATCGCCGTTGGCAAGTTCACGGACACGGCGCATCTGCTCGTGCACAGGGCCGAGCGAACGACGCCGCTGGTTATACAGCTCTACGATTTCTTCGGTACCAAGCACTTCCGAGCCGTACTACTTCTTCTTCTTCTTGTAACCGGGCAGAGGGACACCAAGACGGCCAAGCGTTTCGTATGTGCCCTTAGCCGCAAGGAGAGCAGGAGTGTTCGCAAGGAGTGTTGGAGCGAGCATCGCATCCTGCTTCACCTTTGCAACAACACCCTTCTTCACAGAGTCAGACACGCTCTTGCCTGTAGACGCCGCGGAAGCAATCCTTCCGAAATAGTCGCGGTTCGCACCATAGATCGGATTTGTGGCAGTGAGCGTGCGATCAACGCCACTCACGAATCCAAAAATGCCGCCCTTCTTCTTCTGTGCAGAAACAAACGACGTTGTTTCTGGGCCGGTGCGCTTTCGTGCAGGATTGCCCATCCGGTCAGGAACAGACTGTGTACGGGAAGTCGTGTACGAGGATGTTTCACGTCCTGTCCGTACAGTTGGCTTTGACGACATACCGGAAGTATTCTTCTTCGTTTCCGACTTCGGGGTAGTAGTTGTGGTGGGCGTCGTCACAGGCTTCGGCTTGCCGGATGCCGGGGTGACACCGAAACCGGCCCGCTTCACCTGACCAGACTGGTAGTTCTGACGCAACTGCTGACGCTTCGCGGTATCAACCTTGACACCCTTCGCCGTAAGTTCCTTTACACGGGTCTGCACATAGAACTGGGTGTTCGCCTCCTTTGCAGAAACACCCTGCGCCTTCTTCTGGGCAACAAACTGCTTGCGCTGCTCGTCACGCTTTTCGGCCTCGCTCCGGTTGTCAGGTGGCGTAGATGTCGTGCGCTTCTTGGCAGCCATGCGGACTCCTTGTCAGTCTGCCGTATAAAGTATCACAGCCAACTTGGACGCCACATTCTTGGAGGCTGACGCACCGGCCCCAACTTCGGCATATGCAGTTCTGCAAACCAGTGCGCCATCACCAAGTCAGTGCCATTCTTCTTATCCCGCGTCCACGACGACATCTCCTCAACAAACGCCAATGTTTTCCAGTTTTCCCGCATCGACGGCAACCTGACCTGACCGGTACGCCACAACTGGGGAAGCAAAGCCTCCACACCCAGATTCTCATCCAACTTGTTTCGGCTCGTCGTATGCGGCACCACGTTCACCTGTTGGAGTGCCTGCCATTTGCGGACAAAATCGTGGGCGAGAAGGAACCGTTGGGCAGCATTCACCTCAACAACCCAGTGGGAGATCGGATATCCCATTTCCCATGACCGGTTTTGCCAGTCCTCCATGATCCCCGAATAGGCCGACGTGCCAGTGTCGTAGCCGAGGAGCTGTTCGGCAGTCAGTTTGACCCGTTCCACGTCAATGAGGAACCGCAGATTCGTTTCCGGCTGGAAAATCCACCATTCAATAGCCCAAAACATTGTGGGGCTGGGATCCACCGAGGCAATCGAAATGACGGGGGGTGCCAAACCTTCGGGGATGTAGCCGGGTCGCCGGTCATTGTCAATACAGCCGGGATACAGCACCCCGTCCTTGCCGATTCCACCGGTTGCCCACACCCGTTCGATCAGATAGTTGCCTTCAGCCTGATCTTCCTGCTGGTAGACGACCGCAAACTTGGATGGGTTGGAATGTTTGACGTAGGAAAGGTCTTTCCACGACAGCCGGTACGGGTCGAGGAGGGGGCCGTTGGGCCATGCGGCAGCCGTATTCCGTCGGGACTCCATCCCCGTGTCCAAGTCGTCGTAGTAGGCACGGTAAATCAGGTGGTGATACTTCTGCTTTTTTAGAGGTTCCTTCGCATCCGAAATGTCGGTCACATCGGAGCCGTCATAGTCGTCCTCAAAGTCCTCATAGGTCACTTTGGACAGGCAGTGGGCATACAAGTCCAATGGGCCGAGCCGCTGACCGATCACGGCGAGCAGTCCACCCGGATCGACACGGGCTTCCGCCATCGAATCCCAGCGTTCAATCAGCTTGTCCCGTGCTGCAGACTCCTTCGCATTCTCCGGGGACGCCACATCGTCAAAAAGGCATAGGTCGGCACGATGGCCGATGAACTCTGATTCGATTCCATACGCGGAAACGGTTGGTTCCTTGTTGTCCAACCCACCCAAATCTTCTTGTTCGACAATGAACTCCTCGGCACGCCACAACGAGCCGGATTGGGATGGCTTGAACCGTCCATAGTCAATAGCCAAACAGCCTTCAGCCTTTACTGCTAGTCCCTTGTCGATCAGGATCGGGTCAGGATCCAATGGGAACTGCCGCTCTAGCGTTTCGCGGATGCGCCGCGAATACATTTTTGCTAGTGCCTGTGAAACGGAGCCGATCATCACACGAATCTTCCTGTTTTTCACGATTTGCCAGACGGCAACATCGTGAAAAAGCGTGGATTTTCCGGCACCCGGCGGACAGTTGAGAACAAGAAACTCTTTCTCATCCGACAGCAGCCACTGTTCAATCTTGTATGCGGCATCCACCTGCCACGGAGATGGAACCCTGCCCAGATAACGACGCCGGAAATAGTCGAAGTCGGCTATCCCCCGCTTCGCCTCCTCTGACAGACGGTCATATGGGATGACCGGCGGCAGGTCGGCCACATCCATGACCTTTTGCCACTGGTCAGCTTGAACACCCCCCTCCTTTTTCCTGACTTTCTGACCGTCCAACTCGGCAATCTTCAACTCTGCCTGTGCTGTCCGCCGTTTCGCATCCCACTTTTGTGCAGTATTCACATGCACACCAGCGATCTTCGCCGCATCTTTGATCGACATGCCAGATGCTCGGGCCTGCCAGAAACGGGCAACATCCTGCGGCGGAATCTGCCGCCTTCCAGAACGTCCAGCACTCATCGTCAAATCAGGATACACTCAACGTATGGGAAATCCGTTGGGCACCCCCGGACACATCATCCGACGCAAAGACCTCAAACCCAAGAAACCGTTGTCCGACGCCCAACTTCTCGCCCAAGCCAAGAAGCAAGCAGAAGCATGGGAAGCCCGCAAACGACGCGGGTTGATCCACGACTAAACCTCTGCTACACTCCCCCCAACAACGGTAGCTGGGAGTCACCCGCCGGGAGGCGGCAGACCACCCTCAAGGGCTAGACCCCACACCCCCAACCGCGACAAAGCAGGGCAGGTTGGACACAGGAGGTGGGAACGCCAAACGTGACCGGAAACGGGGTTCGATCCCCACGCCCCCACACAACCCGACAGGCGTCGGACATTGCAGGGGTTGAACAATGAAGGGTGTCGGCTAGAAACAACTGGTCACGGCCACCCGCTGCTCGACAGCGAAGCGTGGGGGGGACAACAAATCCCTCCGTCACCCGGCAACCATCACAGGCCACCCCAACGGGTCGCCTCCATCTAGAGCAACACACTCTCTAAGCAGCTACGCATCCAAACAAAGAGTGCCCCACTCGACCACCACAAACCACAAAACCACACACCGACAGAAACACTTATAGACACGCCCGCCCGCCCGCGCCTCGGCAGAGCCCCGGTTCCGTGTGTGCGCGGCTTGCGTCATGAGCTGCCACCTGTCGCCGGGCGAACACTCGCTCGACTTTCACGATGCGACGCAACCACTCCCACGCTGGGTGCAAAGTCACCACCCACCCACCATGCGACACACACCATGCGCACGATTCGACCGGGCGCACACACCACCAACCAAAAAACGGCCCAACAAACACCCACGCAACGAAAAACGCCCACGCTGTGAAGCGTGGGCGTCGTATCGGGCGAGTGGTCTCGCCTTGTTGTGTTGTGTGTCAGTCGTGGTGTGCGTTTTCCATCGTGTCAGCGAGCAGTTCAGCGATCCAGCGCAAGTCCCAGTAGGTCTGCTCTGGGTTGGCGCAGTCGATGTTCCCTGCGTCGTCTCTGGTGAGTCCTTCCAGTGCGCCTGCGATTTCGTTTCGGAGCAGTTCCAAGTCGGAGACTGGGACTGTGCACTGTGGAATGTGGATGGTTTTGGTCTGCATGGTTCCTCCTAGTTGTTGGTGTGTTGAGTGTATCGGTTCGGTGGGTTGGTTGCAAGGTGGGTGGTGGGTGTGTATGCTTTGGGTGTGGGTGGTGTGGTGCCACCTCGTGAGAGAGGAGACAGAGTATGTGGAAGGTGTGGACTGCGAGTCGTGAGAGCATCGCAGAGGTGCATTCGTTCGGTGATTACGAGTCGGCTCGTGTGTGGGCTGGCGAGTTTTGGGAGTCGCTGGCGAACTGGGATTCGGTGAGTGTGCATGTGGCGCAGTCGTCGGATGAGGTGCGAGAGCAGTTGGCGAAGGCTTGGGAGGACGATCCTTGCGTTCGGTGCTTTGAGAAGTTCGGAGCGTGCGACTGCTAGTTTTCTGGTGGGCCACTTTTCGTGGTGACTCGTCCCTAGTGGGTGTGGTTGGGTGCGATTCCCAGCACGAGTGCGACTCGTCGTGTGGTGCGACGAGCAGGACAGAGAGGAGAGGCGATGCGTTGCGAGTTGGGTGGGTTGCCAGCGGACTGCGTGCGGAACGCTGGTCGATGGAATGGGTGGGCGGAACCAGTCTTTACCAGTGAGCAGGTGGAGAGGTTCGTGGCTCTGGTGGAGTTGCACAAGTCGGCTGGGTGGGATGCAGAGTCGGCTGGGTTCGGAGACGAACCGAACTGGACTCCTTACGACCTGTTCGTGGAGCGTTCGGATGGTGGGTGGGAGTCGGTCGGTGGCTTGACTTGGACTGCCGAAGGCGTCAACGAAGGGTTCGTGTGGTGCTACTGAGTAGGAGTCAATAGGTTCGGTAGCGTGCGCCCGGTCGGTGGGCCTAGTCTGGATCGTTCCCAGAGCACGCACGACGACTCGTGGTGGGTCGTGAAAACAAAAGAGAGGAGACAACTAGTGGACAGATTCGGAAGCATCGCAGAGAAGTTCTGCGAGTCTGGATGCATCGTGGACGAGGTGCACGGCTGGCGAGTTGCACAGCGTGTGTGCCAGATAGCCACAGCGTCGGGATGGGAAGGCTCGTACAAGTTGCACGAGTGGCAGTCTGACTACTCAGACTCTGAATGGTTGGAACTGGTGGAAGGTGCAGACGAAGCAGTCGAGTGGCTTTCGGAGCAGATGTGCGCCGAAGGGTACGCAATCGGCTGGCACGATGGAGCTATTTACTGTATGACTGATGCAGAGTGGGAGTCGCTGTACGAATGACACTGGCTCACCAGTGATGGTGGGTGGCTCGTCCCTAGTGGGCGCAGACTGGGTGCGAGTCCCGGTACGAGCACGACGACTCATGGTGGGTCGTTCATAGAGAGGAGATGACTAGTGGACACATTCCGAATGTGGCTCGACCGGGACGGACGCACCAGAGGTGCGATCCTCGTCCACGACCACAACACAGAGCAGGTCAGGTGGCAGTGCGCCTCGTACACTTCGTCAGTCAGTCCCGAAGCGGCCAGAGCAGCTCTGGTGAATCTGTGCGCAGAATACGGCTGGTCGGTCGTCGAGGCTGGCGCAGTCGGAGGCGCATTCGTCCTCGTCGGAGAACTGTACGAAGGACACACGCTCTCATAGCGTGTGACACCCATACCTAGTGGTCGTCGGCCCGGTGCGATTCCGAGCATGGGTACTAGCCAGCCGATAGGCTGGTGCACAGTCCGTATGGTGCGGACTGGAAACAAGAGAGGAGAACATAAGAGATGGACACGACCGAAAGCACCACGACCAGAGAACTGGTCGAGGTGCAGAGACTGGCAGAGAGCATCGCAGAGCGCTTGCGACTTACCGAACTTCTGCTCGGAGACTGGGACGAGGACGCAGCTCCTCTGCTCGAAGTCTTGGAGTGGGACGAGGACGAGTACGAGCGTCACGACTGCGACGCTTTCGGAATGTTCTTGGACTACGAGTCGGCAGGCTGGCTCCCACTGGTAGACCCACGACCCGGCGACTCCAACTCCGGAGCATGGCGCGTGGAGTTCACCATCTGTGGTGGTGGCCCGTCGGCATGGGTTGAGTGTGCATCGTCGGAAGGTTCATGGGTGACTGTGCGTGCGTGCTGGGGCCGAGAGTCTGCGACAGTGAAGCAGTGGGCCCCACACTTTATGAGTCGCACTGACGACCTGCTCGCAGAGGTGGCTAGTGCGAATGGGTACGGACGATGAGCCGAACCACAGCCGCAGCAGTCATCTCACTCGTTCCTCTGGTGTGGCTCCGACTTCGGATCCACTCCCAGCGAACCAGACTGCTGGTCATCGAGCATGAGAGGTGCGCACACGCACGACGTATGGTGCGTGAAGCGAAGCAGAAAGAGAAGTACGCCCGGAAGCAATACCGAAAGGCTCGACGCATTGCAGCAGCCCGAGTTGGACTGGGACTGCGCACAAGATAGGACAGAGGAGCCACGCACCACGAAAGGTGGCACCAGTTCACGACTGGAGCGTGGCACGACCACTCATGGTGGGTGGCACAACACAGAGAGGACAACACATGCACCAGCAGAAAGCTGGTGGCGTACCGGGCGCACTCGACGCACTCGGAATGACCACCCCTAATGGGAAGGCGTGGGCCGGAACCACGACGACCACACTTCCAGTCGGAAGCAGCGGACGAGCCATCGTCGAGCGCTGGGAGGTTACGGCTCGGATCTACGACGAGTCGGACGAGCCGAACCCATCTCGCAGGTATGGAGTTTTCGTCCGTCCCTCAGGAGACTTGGGAGAGCACACCCGGCGCAGGTTCACTCCATGCGCAGCCGACCTACCACGACTCGTCGCAGCAGCACTCACCAATCCTCGACAGTTCTAGTCCAGCAGTCCCGACCCACTCTGGGTGGCGCAGGTTCACGACCTATCGGGACACTATGAAAAACCTACGCACACTCGCAGCGACACTCAGACGCAGCCGGAATGCCTACGTTCTGGTGCGCGTCCGTGACCAGTTCGGATGGGGCGGGCCGTACCGTCTGAAAGGACGACGCTTCACAGCTGCCGAGTCAATGTGGTACAGGTTCGGAACCGAAAGCGCAGCAAGCACAGCCGGGATGTGGCATGGCTACGAGCAGCCGGAGTATGTCGTGGTTCCGGTATCCTTAGATCGTCCTACTGTCTCACCATCCGCCGCAAGGCGGCGACGGTAGGACAGGTGGGTCGCCCCGGCTGCGTGAGCTCCTCTCCGCGCTGGTGGCGGCCCACCACCGGAACCGGAACGCCTACCCCAGCACCGGTAGCAGGTGTCCGGCGATCCATTGGGCGACGGGTGTTGCGACTCCGTTGCCGCATTGCCGGTAGCGGTGGGTGTCTGCTTGTTCTTTGCCGTCGGCTGTCCATCGGGTGTGGTCGTCGGGCCATCCCATGAGTCGTTCGCATTCGACGGGTGTGAGTCGGCGGACGATCATGGTGTTGGGCATGATGCAGTCCGAGGAGTCTCTGCCGATCCGAACCGTGACCGATACATCGTCCTCGTAGGCGCGCTGGTTGTAGCCATCGTACTGCAATACGGACGGTGATTGTTGGGTGGATTTCAACGTTGGTGCTTGGTCGGCAAACACGTTGGCATTGGAAACGAACTGTGTATCAAACGACAACGGCTCAATGATGGCTTTGCCGTCACGCGCACCTTCATGGTTCAAGCCTTTGTAATCTCTGGCCTCCAAAGAACCAACGATGGCGGTGGTGGTGCGTGTGTCCCCAGTATCAAACTGGTTGAGGGTGTTGGCCACCTTGCCGTCCACCCATGTCTCATCATCCTCAGCGGACTGTGCCCGTCGAGACTTCACAAACGGGATCACTAGGTCGGTCGCATCCTTGTAATCTCTCGCCTTCATAGCGGACGCCGTGTCATCACTTACATAGTGTCCGTGTCCGAGCATCCTGAACGCATCACCGACCGGAGTGCCGCCTCCAACCTCGCCGGAAGTTGCTTGCCCCTTCTTCCTGCCCTTCGCAGAATCCCCTCGCACGCTTTCGCCGACAGGTAATAGCGGGTCGGGACATCCGGCTGCGGCTGCAGAATCAAAGACAGCGACGACGAACACGCGCCTCCGTCGCTGGGGGACTCCGAAATGTTGCGCATCCAACACGGCCCACTCGACGACCAACGCCCCGCTTTCAGCCATTTGATCGAGGACTGCCCCGAAGTCAGCTCCACCGTTGGAGTTGAGTGCTCCGACCACATTCTCCCAGACGACCACTCTTGGAAAGGTATCTCCGGTTGCATCACGCATCTCCCTCACGACTCTCATCGCCTCGTAGAACAAACCTGACCTAGCACCATCCAACCCGGCACGCTTCCCTGCCACCGACAAGTCCTGACATGGGGATCCGAAGATCAACACATCGACCGGCGGAATCTCCGCACCATTCACATCACAAACATCTGACCACTTCGGAACCTCAGGCCAATGACGGTTCAGAATGTTCTGACAGTGCTTGTCCCACTCAACCTGAAACCGGCAGTCATACCCTGCCCGGTCAAACCCCATGTCAAACCCGCCAACCCCAGCGAACAGTGACCCATACGACGGCATCACTTCACCCCACACTTCGGGCATTGGACAACCTCACGGTTCACAACCAGAACCTCACCAGCATCCAGCGCGTCAATCGTCGCCTGCGTATAAACCCAGCCGTTGTTGTTGCAGGTCAAACACTTCGCCTTTGCCAGCGACGTGTCCTTACCCATCACTTCTTTGGCGATCCGTTCAATGTCGAACAGGGTAGGAAACTGTTTCATTGACTTGCATTTGGTCAGCATTTCGGTGCGACATTCCAACGGTGTTTCCATCAGCACTTCACTCCACGACCAGCCAGACTTCACCGTGTTCCGGGCAATGTTGGACTGCGGCCAGAACGAGCACAGCCTGTCCACCAGTAGTTCAATCTCGGCACAGTTCATTACAGCCACCTCATCGAGATCAGCAGGAATGCGATACCCCACGACGCAAGGATCAGAGCAGCCAGCAAACGGTCATCAGCGGTCATGAGAACACCATCCCAAACCCGACGATCCCCAGCCACAAGCCGACAACACAACCGAACCAGACACCCGCCACAAACCAGACATGCTCCGGCTTCCACGGCTGACGCCACTTAGACCCAGCAATAACCTTCATCGCATCCTCCATCGTTGAATACACCGTCACCGAACAGCGACGGGCCTGCCTCAATCACAGCGAGACGGATCCTCTTACCCTTTCGGGTCAGATATACGGGATCCATCCCCCGGTTTTCCCTCCGCTCAATCAACTTGTCCTCCAACTCAGCGGCTTTCTCAAACAACTCCGGCTTGTCACGGCGCAGTTCCGACCACACATTCATCGAATGGAATGGGCAGAAGAAACACGACGACTTCGGCGGCACCGGCAACCCAGCATCCTTGATGATGTCAATGCAGTGTGCCCGAGTAAGTCGCAAGTCAAGCAGCGGATAGGTGCGCCGCTCCCACTTCTCATCCCTACCACGGCCAGCCCGCTCAATCTCATCCAGCGAGATGCCAATCAGCACGTCGCATGGCAACTGATCCTTCGGCACATTATCCTTGATCCACTTGCCAAGCACCTTGATCTTGTGGTCAGCTGTGCATGACCGAGACATGGGCGCACCGTTCGTCCCGTAGACGGGGATCGGTTCACGGAGCGTGTCGCCCTCATGTTCCATCATCCGTTGCCACAATGTCTCCCGCTTCCCCGTCTTAGCCTTGACCCGGTGCAGTTCGTGGACAGGCAGGCCACGCTCGGCAGCCCACGGAGTCATCACCTCACGGACATAGCGGTTCGTTTCTGGGTGTTCCGAATCGTCCCCAACATTGGAGAACAGGGCGGCATCAACCTTGTCGATCTTGCCCTGTGTGGCCAGCACGATCATTGCCGTGGACTGGACGCCACCGCCGTAGGAAATAATGCGCATCAGAGTTCAATCCCCTGCTGGATGTGCAGACGGAGCCTGTCCACCGTGGCACTAGCCACAGCCAACTTTGCCTTCACCAAATCCAGTTCTGCATGAAGCGAACCGGACACATCCTTCGCATGATCCAACTGCTTGACCAGCCGTTCAATCACCCGATTCTTCAAGTCGAGCTGATCCATCAACAGTTCCTCCCGCTGCTTGCTTTCGTCTGACACGCTTGAACCTCCTCCGTTGTGTTCCCGTATATCCACCCCAAACGCCATAGGTGATGTGATTATCCACCGCATACGTCAGGCATTCCTTCTTCACTGGACATCCACCGCACAGCGTTTTGATGGCCTTCAACTTCAGAATGTTTGACGCCTGATCCTCCTTGTCTAGGAAGAACAGGTCTGTCGGTTCACCCTTGCACGCTGCCCGTTCAATCCACGACCTGTCCCTGTTGGACATGTAGCGGAGTGCCATCTCCAATGGGTCTGTCTGAATATCCTCCATGTCATCCTCCTCAGGCAGATCGTAGTTGTCGCCGGAGTAGTCCACAAATCAAGTCTATGTGGTCAGGGTAGAGGTGCGGTGGATTTGCACTGCTTCGCATACTCCTTACCCCACAGGCAAGGATCCCACGGACGCCACCCCGAATGCTGATACAGCCGGTATCCAGCCTTCAGGTTGGTGAGCGGATCAAACAGTGGTTCCTGCGAACAGATACCCATGTCAGTGCACAGCAACGCCCACTTGTTCCTCGACATGTCATAGTTCAGACCATTGACTTGAAGCAGCCCGGTGTCTGACCGGTTCCTTCGGCTGAACACACCAGTGATATTGCAGTTCGCATCCACACTGTCCCCACCCCGACGGTTCGGGCAGCCACCCGACTCACGCAGAATGATGTGGGCAAGCCGCACCCAAGTGTCCTCAGGCCAGCCTGCCTGCCGTGCCAGTATCGGAAGCCATGACACGTCGCCATGCCGGAACACAATCTCCGGGCGTAGCGGGTCAGTGGTTTCTGGCCCTGTGCGGGCAGGCAAAGCGGCGGGCACCAGATAGGTGTCCGGCTGTGGGGCGTGCACCGATTCGCTCCAAAAAGCGGTGGTGACTAGCCCCATAAGGGATGCGGTAACAATCCGCAGGGCTATGAGCATCGGTTCCTCCAAACCTTAGCAGTGACCACGGGCCTCGCCCCCATCCCTCAGCTTCGCGCAATGCCCACAGGGGATGGGGGAGGTCAGTTCCCGATAACTATGGGGGATCGGGCACCCGTGCACTGACCTTACGTCTGTATGAGACTAACCAAATCTGCGAGGTCTTGCAACCCCAACAGTACGATTCCTTCAGAAGTTCCGTCCGGCATTGCAATCATTATGAATGGACGAATATCGCCGTGTGCTTTGGATGCTTCGGACTGTGCCCGTGCCGATGAGAACCGTGTCCAGATCGGCCCGACTTGTGCTCCGGCTTTCACTTCGACACGGAACATTCCACCCCAATGTTCTTCGTGCCGGGTGCCAGCCTTACCGGTGGCAGCCAGACCGAGTTTCTTGCGGGCACGTCGAGCCTTGTTGTCGCCTTTGGTGCGGTTCCGTTTGCCTCGGGCTACAGGATCGCCGCAGCCTTTGATGCGCCGGTTGCCGTCCCGTCCGGGTTTGCCGAGTGTGCCGAACTTGGGGCAGCCGTCAAGGTTGCATTTGTCTTGGTTGCCTTGACAGTCACCCTTGCGTTCGTCGGTCACCTGCGTACTACCAGTGCCAATGCGATCAGGCCCACTGACACCATGACGGTGAAACACAGGTCACTCACCAAAAACCCCACGCTCAGCCTTCTCATAATGTGCAATCATGGCTTCCGCATACTGCATGTTGCTGCACGCCAGAAACTCCCACGAACAGCCATGCTGTGACGGGTAACGCTGGAATGCTGCCTTGAACAGCCGCCAACGGAACCGAAACCCCGTCATCCCTTCGGTCGCCGTCACTCGCCCTGCTCCGTCTCATAGTACGGAGCCCACGGATCATTCATCTTCGCCCAAATCATGCCAAGACAGCCGAGGTATCCGGCGGCATCGGTCAGCGAATCCCAGTGCATCCGCCCATCGTCCATGTTGGTGCGCAACCGTGCCAGCTTGATGGCGACCATGAACATGATGCCCTGCTCCAGCGACAACCTGACCCCGGTGAGGGCGTGGAAGATGTCGGTCACCTTCGTGTAGTCCTCAGCCGGATGGGCGTAGGCAGCCTGCCGTGGGCCGGTGATGAGAGCGTAAGCGTCGAGCAGGACGTTGGCA